TCACAACGTTCTCTCCCTGAGACGGTGCGAACAGTGCCAGATTCACCATTTATTAAACCTGATACGCTTAACTTTGATGCAGAATGATACGGAAGTAAAACAACCCTCACGAGGGGTCGGGCTAATTGGCAGCACTGAGCCTAGAATCCACACGCCGTTATTAAAAGGATTATCTAAATCACAAGAAGTAGCCGATCTAGCTGTAAAAATTGGCTTGCCGCTTATACCTTGGCAACGCTGGGTCTTAGATGATCTACTAGCTGTAGATGATGCAGATAATTGGCGTAAGAAAACAGCTTTAATACTTGTAGCACGTCAAAATGGCAAGACGCACCTAGCACGCATGCTTATACTGTCGCATCTCTTCCTATGGGGATCTAAGAACGTGCTGGGTATGTCTTCCAATAGAAATATGGCATTAGATACATTTAGGCAGGTTGCATACACAATAGAAGATAACGAATTTCTAAAAAAACAAGTAAGACAGATACGCCTGGCTAATGGTCAAGAATCTATTAGTTTACTTAACGGCGCACGTTATGAGATAGCAGCGGCAACAAGAGATGCACCACGTGGTAAGACTGCAGACTTTCTATACATAGATGAGTTACGTGAATGGACACCGGAATCGTTTACAGCGGCATTACCAGTAACTAGGGCGCGGCCTAATGCTATGACACTTATGACAAGTAACGCAGGTGATGGATTTAGTACTGTGCTTAATGATCTAAGAGAGCGTTGCTTATCTTACCCACCAGATAATTTAGGATTTTATGAATACAGCGCACCACAGCATTCTAAAATACATGATCGCAAAGCTTGGTCTATGGCTAATCCAGCATTAGGACATTTAATAACAGAACAAACACTTGAAGAGAGTGTTAGCACTAACAGCATAGAAGCTACTAAAACAGAGATGCTTTGTATGTGGGTAGATAGCGCAGTAAGCCCTTGGGTCTATGGAAGTATAGAAGCATGCAGTGACAGCACTTTAGAGATACCTGTCGGGCCAATGACTATAATGGCCTTTGATATTGCACCTACAAGAAGATCAGGTGCTTTAATTATGGGCCAGATGAAAGACGGCAAAATAGCAGTCGGACTTGCACAGCTGTGGCATAGTGATATTGCAATAGATGAGATCAAAATGTCTAGCGATATAAATGAATGGGCTAAAAAGTATCACCCACACATTATTTGCTTTGACCACTACGCTACGCAGTCAATAGCCACACGATTAGAGCAAAGCGGATGGCGTATGCAAGATGTATCGGGTCAAGCCTTCTACCAAGCATGCTCAGATCTATCCGATGCTTTGGCTAATGGGCGAATGGTGCATAGTGGCCAGGCAGATCTAGTACAGCATTTAAATAACTGTGCTGCTAAGACTAACGATGCATCGTGGCGCATAATACGTAGAAAATCAGCCGGTGACGTTACAGCTGCAATATCTTTGGCGATGGTCGTAAGCCAGTTGACACGCCCACAACAAACCGCGCAGATTTTTGTCTAAGTTGCACTATAAGTCCTATTTATGGTATAAAGTATACATATGGGTCTATTGTCTGCTTTAGGTATAAATAATAAAAAAGAAAATCTACAAGCGCAATACGCCCCTGCCGTTATGGGCGACAGTCTAATTGGTTTTGGATATAACACATTCGGTGCAGGCCCGATGGATCGCACACTTGCAACACAAGTACCAGCTGTTAATAGATGCGCTAATTTAATTAAAGGTGTTATAGGATATTTACCATTAGAGCTGTATAAAAAATCAACAGGCGAAGAATTAGCGAAGCCACTTTGGTGCGAGCAGCCAGATATTCGACAGCCACGATCCGTCACTATCTCGTGGACTGTCGATAGTCTTATATTTTATGGCGTTGCATATTGGCGTGTTACAGAAGTATATGCAGATGATTTAAGACCATCACGATTTGAATGGATTAACAACACACGAGTAGTTGCACAATTAAATCCATTAGGTACAGAAGTTTTGTATTACACAATAGATAACCAAAAAGTACCGATGGTAGGTATTGGTTCATTAGTTACATTCCAAGGATTAACACAAGGTGTATTACAAACAGCAGGCCGCACAATACAAGCTGCATTAGATATTGAGAAGGCTACAGCTGTAGCAGCACAGACACCTATGGCAACAGGATTTCTAAAAAATACTGGCGCAGATATGCCAGAATCACAAGTACAAGGATTATTAGCGGCTTGGAAACAAGCACGTCAAAATAGAAGCACAGCATATTTGACTAGCACATTATCTTATGAGGCTGTTGGTTTTTCACCCAAAGATATGACCTATAATGAAAGTTCACAATATCTAGCAACACAAATCGCACGTGCTATGAACGTGCCTGCATATTACATATCTGCAGACATGAACAACAGCATGACTTATCAGAATATAATTGATGGCCGTAAAGAGTTTGTAGCCTATTCACTACAGCCTTATATTTGTGCTATCGAGGACAGACTAAGCATGAATGACATAACTGCTAACGGCCACACTGTGCGTTTTAATATTAGCGAAACGTTTTTACGATCAGATGATAAGGCAAGACTAGAAACAATAGAGAAGATGTTGACCCTAGGACTTATAGACCTAGAGCAAGCAAAAGAAATGGAAGACCTAACACCTAACGGAAATCAAAGCGGCGATGCTGAGTACATCAACAGCGCAAAAGGAGAAAATGCATGAGTGATATACAACAAGCCAATATACCTGCTAGCACGGTAACGCTACTAGCGTCAGCTGCTCGCACTGAAACAGTTACCGGCACAGCCGTTAAAGGACTATCTGCAGCAAGACTATTAGTAATGCAATTAAACGTTACAGCAGCTAGCGGCACATTACCTACCTTAGACGTGGTAGTGCAGGACACAGTAGATGGCACAAACTGGAATACTATTGCTACATTTACACAAGCAACAGGCGTTACACGAGAAGTAATTAGATTAACTACTGCATTTACCGATCAGTTAAGAGTAGTTGGCACAATCGCTGGCACTACCCCATCATTTACCTTCGCAGTCCTAACATGGGCGGATTCAAATTGATTCTTACATTTAGTAGTCAAATAGAAAGCGCAGATAGTGAGCGCAGAGTTATTGCAGGCAAAATTGTGCCGTTTGAAACACCTGGTAACACCAGTGTTGGCAAAGTAGTCTTTGCTAAAGGGTCAATAGATGTAGGCGACCCAGGCAAGATTAAGATGCTTATGCAACACCGCAACGATAAGCCTATTGGCCGTATGCAGAAGTTTAATGAAGAACAAGATGGTATCTATGCTAGCTTTAAAATTAGCGCAAGCATGCAAGGATCAGATGCGTTAATGCTTGCAAGTGAGCAGTTAATAGATGGCCTATCTGTAGGTGTAGATGTAATCAAATCATCACAGAAAAAAGATTATATTTATGTAACTAAGGCGCAATTAAAAGAAGTTAGCCTAGTTGAATCACCAGCATTTACAGAAGCACAAGTAACTAAAGTTGCCGCTAGCGAAGGCGAAGCGGATGCAACAATCCAACCAACTACGGAAAGTGAGGCACAAGTGGACAACACCACCGAGCCAACAGCAGTACCAGTGGTAGAGGTTGCTCCAGTAGAGGCTGCACGCCCAACAATCAGTGCATCATTCTATACAGAGCCTCGCTCACCAATTAGAACACAAGCTCACATGCTAGAACACAGCATCAAAGCAAAATTAGGTAACAATGAATCAGCACAGTGGGTAATGAAAGCAGAAGCAGACGTTGCTAAGTTTTTAACTGCAGCAGATGATTCATTTACTACTAACCCAGCATTTAGCCCAACACAATTCGTACCTACAGTAGTAGATACACTTATTGGATCACGCCCAGCAGTAGATGCAATCGGATCACGTGCATTACCAGCTGCAGGTATGACAATCTCAGTACCAAAGATCACTACTTCAGGAACAGTCGCAGAGACTGCAGAAGCAGCAGCACCTTCAGAGACAGGTATCGTATCTTCATACGTAAACCTAACTGTAAAGAAGTATGCTGGACTACAACGCTACAGCTTAGAAATCTTAGAGCGCAGCTCACCAGAGTTCTTTGCAGCCATGCTTGATAACATGACACGTGCTTATAACAAAGCAACAGATGCAGCAGTTATTGCAGCACTAACAGCAGGCGGTACACAAGCCACAGCAGTAGCAGCAGATTCAGCAGGAATTATTTCCTACGTATCTAAAGAAGCACCAGCTGCATACCTTGCAACAGGTGAATTAGCAACACGTTACATCGCTGGTACATCACAGTGGTCACTACTATTAGGCGCAACAGATACAACTGGTCGCCCAATTTACAACGCTGCTAATCCAATGAACAATGCAGGAGTATCTGCACCAACATCACTACGTGGTAACGTATTAGGTCTAGATCTATACGTAGATCCAAACGCAGTGTCAACAACTATCGATGAGTCTGCATTTATTGTAGTTCCATCTTCAGTATCAATTTACGAATCACCAATTCTAAGACTATCTGTGAATCAGCCAGCAACAGGCGAAATTGAAACAGCACTATATGGCTACATGGCCGTTGGTGTATTAGTCGCTGGTGGAGTTCGTCGCTTCAACCTAACCTAATAAGTTAGTTAATTTAATAATCCCTAGGGTTTAGTAGCCCTAGCCCTAGGGAGCTTTTTAAGAGAGGACACTATGGCCGCTGCGATGGTAACAATGGCAGAGTTACGCAGTAATTTAGGTATTGGCACTTTATACAGTGACGCTACAGTGGAAGAGTGCTGCCAATCGGCAGAAGATTTAATACAGGGTTATTTATGGCATAACGATGCCCCAGTAGTAGCTTCATCTATTAGCAATAACGTAGCAACTTTAGTATTATCAAATCCTGGCATATTTACTACGGGTCAATCAATAACAGTGTCTAATTGTGGTGCAACGTATAACGGCACATACACATTAACAGGATCATTTCCAGGTACTACAGTGCCCGCTTCAATCGGCACAATGTTTTGGAGTACATACGCACTTAGTTCATACCCTAACGGCTACAGCTTTATTCAATACGCAAAGACAGCTGCAGACGATAACTTCCATTTTGTTAAACCATACGGCCGAGCCCTTGGCCCAGAGCATAAAGCACAGGCTTATACTGCGACCCCTGCCATACGAGAGGCTGCGATGATCGTAGCTGTTGACATCTGGCAAAGCCGTCAAGTTAGCCAGACTGGTGGGGT